ATGGAAGCGGCGAAGCTCTCCTTGCGGCAAGCGCAGCGCATGGGCGCGGCCATCGATATGACGATGAATGTCTCAGCCTCACTCCTCGGAGACTACGGCTCGCACAGCCGGTATCTGGAGCAGCGGTTCGCAGCGGGGGCGGCTCGAGCTTTCACGATTGGGACGGGCGAGACCCCGCTGATCACGCTCGTGCAGGCGATGACCTCAACCCTCGCCCAGCACGAGATCCTGAATGTCGCTGACCGGGTAGCCGGTGGGCGCGCAGTCAACGGAAATCTTTCCGCGAAGCTCGCCGCCGCCGGCCTCGATGAAGACATGTTGCGGCGTATAGCCACCGAAGGGACCGCCAATGGGCGAAAGGTCAATGGTCTGCGTTTCGGGATGTCGGATACCTGGAAGGATCAGAAGGCCGCTAAAGCGTTCGAGTCGGCGGTCCTGCGGGAAGCCCACGGCGTCACGTTACGTCCCGGTGTCGGGGATACCCCGCTATTCATGTCAACGGAATGGGGTAAGGCGGTCGCCCAGTTCAAGAGCTTTGCATTCGCGGCTAGTCGCGTTGTTGCAATGCCACTGATGCAGGGACTAGCCCACGGGGATGTGCGCTCGGCCGAAGCCCTGATCGCCCTCACCGCCATGGGCACGCTCTCGTACGTCGCCAAGCAAAAGGCCGCCGGCCAGCCCATCGAGACGACACCGGGGAAACTTGCGGGCGAAGTGCTCGATAAGTCGAACCTCCTCGGGTGGACCGGGGAGGTGATCTTCCCCGCGCTTTGGATGGCAGGCTTTAAGGATCTATCGCGCTGGAGTGACCGCGACCCGTACGAGACGGTCCTCGGGCCCTCGGTCGGGATGCTCGGGGATGCCTGGGCGCACCGCTTCCCCGCGCGCCTTGCAAACCTTGCCACGGGCGGACAGGGACTCCCCGGACAGGAGAACCTGCCCTTCAGACGCTCTGACCTTCACTTCCTGCGCCGCATGGCCCCTGGCCAGAACCTCTGGTATTTCCGCCGCGCCGTGAATGCTGCCGAAGATGGAATCGGCGACTTGTTCGATTTACCCGGAACTAGCAATGCTGACCGGCAACCAGCGGAGGCCGCCGCACCATGACTATAGCGCTAGGAAACTCTTCCCCAGTTGAGTACGCAGGCAACGGCACGGCCGTTACCTTCAGCTTCCCGTGGAAGATCTTCGCCACCACCGACCTTGTCGTCGGCTTCATCACGGGCGGGGTGTATCAACTCCAGACGACCGGCTACACCGTATCTGGCGTAGGCGTTAATGGCGGCGGACAGGTCACCTTCACCACAGCCCCGCCCCTTAATACGACAGTCGACCTGCGCACCGCGGTGCCCGAGATCCAGCCCACGGAGTTTGCGAATCTCACGGCCTACCTGCCGGAGAACACCACCAACGGCATGGACCGGCTGACCCGTGCATTGCAGGACGTCGTGCGACAGGTTCTGACGTTCGGCTTCCACGGGCCGGATACGGAACTCACTCCGTGGACGATGCTGCCGAATGCATCCGCTCGCGCCAATACGCTGCTCGGATTCGACAGCAATGGGCTCCCGACAGTCGCAGTTCCGCTGCTTAATGCGCTGACGCAGGCGACCTTCAACGCGATGTATGCGGTGACTCCGCAGTCACAGTTCAACACGTTCTTAGGTTCAAGCACGCCTTACGCGCAGACGGCGACCGAAACTACCGTGTTCGGCCTGTATGGCGGTTCGGTGGCGAATTTCTTTGCAGCCGTGGGGCGGCCTGAGCGCTATACGGTGAACACAACGCCAGGCACTACCGACATGACGTCGGCCATCCAGACGGCCTATTACGTTATCGCGCAGACCGGCGGTCGACTGGAACTGACAGGCGGACCCTACTTTGTGTCAGCGCCCATCAATTGTACGTTCACCGGTGGTGCCAACCAGAATCCGGTTCTTGTGCGCGGCATCGGCGGTAAGGACCAGACGTATCAGGTGATTGCCCAGCACAACGGCGTTGCCATCTTTGATTGCACCGGTAATGACAACATCATCTTTGAGGATCTCACTATCGGGACCGCCATCCCGACGAGCAACCTATTTCCACAGACCGGGATACTTTTGGCCCGCAACAACACCGGCGGCAGCCTCATCAATCAGCTGAAGAGCGTCAAGATTGTTGGCTATTTCTCGGTGGCCTGCTTCTACAATTTCGGTTCTGAAAACCTGCTGGTGAACGGGTGCTATTTCAATAACTTCAACCCCGCTGCCGGGGCGCGAGCGGCAGTCTGCACCGCGAACAACAACGCGGGCCTGTCGTCCCCGTTCACCACGATTTACAACCCGGTGCCGACGCCAGCCTCCACCACGGTCATCCGCTTCACTGACACAGACCTGGCTATCAACTCAGGTACGAACACTTCCGACTGCTTGTGCCTTGATGAAGTCGCGTCTTTCCGGGCCAGTAACCTGTGGTGCTCTGCGAACGGCTGTCGGTCAGGCGTGTACTTTGATCAGACCTACGGCTTCAGTTCGGACTGCAGTTTCATCGGTTGCTCGACTGAGCGAGCCGCGACGTTACCGACCTATGCCATTTACTTCGGCGCCGCTGCGTCGTCGATGACGAACGTCGCTATCTCCATCCATGACTGCAAGCTCTATTCCAATGCTTCAGGGGGGGCAGCGATTGGTGCTCATGATGCCAACGTCACTCTCAATGGTCTTTGGGTATCACGCATCAGTGAGGCCACGAGTCAGGGCCTGAACATTCCCGGTCAGCTCTCAGGACAGAGTTTCCTTCTGACCGGCAGCATGGTTTTGAACATCGGCAGCGGCTTGGGTGCTGTGGCGGCTGTCACCGGTAACTGTGTCCTCATAGGAAATTCCGCGAATTGGACATTTGGCGGCAATGGCGTGGATGGCACGAGTTGGGCCTGCAATGTAGCGCCCTATGCTTCCGGCTTCGGCACTCCGACGGGTAACACCATCACCACGAACTTTCCAGGGGCGACTGCAACGTTGCTGCAGACCAGTGGCGCAGTGGCCGAGATATTACTGGCACTCAAGGCGCGCGGCATCCTTCTCGCATGACCGTCAAGCACTTAATCCGCTGGATCTGGATACACATCCGTCAGTCTACCGGTGAAGCTGCTGTGCACGCCTTGGGCGAGCGTAGCGACACGCTGCACCGGGAAGCGATGCAGGAGCCCGATGCCAAGCGTTCTGCCGATCTTAGGGCTGAGGCGGACTACTACGCCGATGAACAGAAGGAGATGAAAGACGCGCTTTACCACGGGCAGAAGGAAAAGCCGGAGAAGCCCAAGTGAGTCTCGCGGAAGTTCTGATAACCGAGGAAGAGGGATGCATCCTTGAGGCAGCCATCGACACGATGGGCTACTGGTTTATTGGCTATGGGCACACGCTAGGGATTTCAAATGCCGAGAACGATGCACTGTATCGGGGTCTCATATGGACGCAATTAAAATCCGACCTACAGTTGGAAAAGGATATGGCGGCAGCCGAAAACACCGCTAGACAATTCCCCAACTGGGGCCAAATGAATGACAACCAGCAAGCCGCGCTCATCTCTATGACCTTCCAGCTCGGGGATAAGCCGCTCAACTGGCCAGATTTTATGGGAGCCCTGACCGCTCAGGACTGGAATGCGGCGGCTGCCGCAGGACTTGATAGCGATTGGGCCAAGTTTCAGACGCCGGGACGCGCTAAGCGCGAAATGCAAATACTTTCAAGTGGCCAATGGGTGAATTCATGAACGCCTTCCTAGCCTCTATCAAAGCCAAGCTGGCCTATTTCTGGGCCAATCATATCCAGAAGACCATCTCGGCTTTCCTTGTAATCCTTGCCGGCAGTGACGTGGTCGCCTACCTAACGGGGTTCGAGCACGACATCACAACCCTGATCGGGGGCCACTGGTACGCAGGCCTTCGCGTAGCCCTCGGCAGCCTCATCTTCTGGCGCGCCAAGCAGGCAACGCTGAAGCCACCGGAGCCGCCCCAATGAGCGCGTATATCTACGCCGCCATCGCGCTCCTCTGCGCTGCGGTAGGTGGCTACGCCACACATCTCTATGAGGACGTGCGTTATAGCCACCTGCAAAACCAGTTCACGAGCTACAAGGCGCAGGAAACGGCCAACGATGAGAAGACGCAAGTAGAGGCCGCAGCAAAGACAATGGAGCTACAGCAGCGCTCTGACGCTGCGGAGAAAGCCTATGTGCAGGAACAAAGTGAAGCGGCTGCTTATCGGGATGCTCATCCCGTGGCTGATGTACGGCTGTGCTACCAAGCCCCCAATGGTGGAAGCATGCCCCAAGCAACCGGTGGTAGCAGCGGAGCTAGCCATCCCAGCGCCGCCCCCACAAATGTTCAGCCGGTGCCTTCGCGAGATTCTGGCGTACGGACAGGGCCAGGCCCCGATGTCGGTGGACTGCTTAACTTTCTTGCGGCAAGAGCCGACGCCGTGAGCGCGCAGCTTCGTGGATACCAAGCCCGATGAAACCTTCACGGCGACCTTAAGGACGCTCCAGAAGGGCGCCTCATGGGCATCCGTCAACTACAGGTTTGTGCTTGCGGTGTTCAGCTTTATCGGCTTCGTGTGGGCGGCCGGTGCGTTCTGGGAAGGTCTTACGGGAAAGATCGATCGCCTCGAGCAGCGCGTAGCCGAACTTACCACCAAGATCGATTCCCTGCCCACACGCGACACCTCAGCCGCGGTGCTGCAGGAGAGGGTGAACGATCTTGAACGCCGCGTCGATGAACAATCGCGCAAGTGGGAAAGAGCAGAAGAGGGGGCCGACATCAACGTGAGAAGGAAACATCAGTGAAATACTTGATTGCACTCTTACTGGCCGCTACCGCAAATGCTGACGAACAGCACCAGCCCCGCACCCTCGGCAATGCCGCCGTTCTTCACGTCTACTGGTACGCACCCAAGACGCTCGAAGTGACGTATGTGGATTCGTATCTATTCAAGGACGAAGCCTCTTGCAAGGAAGCGATCCCCAAGGCCCTCATGATCGCACTCCCGACCGCAAGCGAAGGGGATCTCGTGATGGCCCCGCGCGTGGGAACCCACCGACAATGAATTGGCTCACCTCGGTGCGGGAAAGAGATTACTATTGAGCTTCGGGATTGTTTTTGGTGGATCTGAGCCCAGTATTTAGTAGTGCCAGCTAGGCATGAAACTTGCTTGCGGGAAGGAAGTTTTACCTTTCCTAGCCACCTATCACACTTTATGCGTTCCCTAAAGATACTATGGTCGGACCTTAGCAGCGGGTCTGGAGCTATGGCCAACAATCCTGCGGAAGTTGTGATACAGCCCTCTGGCGGGCAGATCACGATTTCTGAATCCCCGACGGTCACCTCGTCCGGCCAGATCATTTGGTCGACTAGGGACTTGCTCTTCCATCCTGATCGTCTAGAAGCCGCCAAAATCTTCGAGAAGAACGGCAAGGACGAAAAGTAGGAATTTCCCTTTCGTCGCCGCGCAGGGGAGGGCGAA